TGGTCCCGAGAAAACCTTTTTGGAGAGCCCTTCTGAGAAAACGGTTTTAGCTAGGCGCGCTTGGAACCTCGATCGAGTCGTTCGCGTAGAAGAGGCTCCCCGATATGTCCCCGATATCCACGTCGTCGTCCCGCTCGATCTCCCCGAGTTGGCTTACGTCGAGTCGCCAAATGTTCCTGCCGGCCACTACCAGCGGAGCGGATTGGAGGATCGCCCGCATTATGTCAGAGCACCATTGGGCCTGCTCCCTCGAGCGTCCGACATTGGTGATCGACCATTCCATAGTTCGGTGAGACATAGGATCCGAGAGCGTCCCGTCCTCATCGGAGAAATCAGGGGAGAGCTCCGGATAGAGCACCGCGAACGGGAAGGCACCGTCTACCCCATCCGCGGTCGCGTCCCCGACCAAGAGGTTCTCCGCATTGGTTCGGAGACGAGCAAGAACCGCGTCCGTGAAGGTTCTCGTTACGATCGTCGTCCGGACCATCCCTACCCTCTCTTAGTGATAACTCTTACCGCGGCTCGACGGATCCGCTGGACCCATTGTGAGTGATATTTCTCTTCGGCGGGCTGGATGAACTCCCAACCGCGCGCCTCGAGGATGGCCCCTACGAACCCCCGCCGCTGCGAATCGACTCCCCACTCCGCGCCCACCTGACCGTTCTCGAGAGTCCCGGATCTGATAATCCGGATATCGGCCTCGAGCCAACCTTTGCGGTTCTTCCAAGGGTGCCGGCTCTTCGCTTCCGCGACCATCCGCTTCGCGGAGTTTCTCGTAATGAGGATCGCGGTTCGCTCCATTCGTTTCGGCGCGGTTTGGAGTCGCGCCTGGAACGCTGTGAGCTCGGAGAGATCCCACTTTGGCCCCGCGCCCATTAGCTCTTGATCCTCTCCGCGACCCACTGATAGTGAGTGAGGTACGAATCATCGAGGACTTCGGTTATGACGAGCACAGCGCCCACAAGATCCGGGTCGAGAAGAGAAGCGGAAACGGTGAACTTGTCTCCGGGGAGAGCTCCGGTGGCGGTGTGCGGAACGTGGATATCGTAGAGCTCCACCTTCGAGTCCTTCTCTCCGAAATCGGAAGTGCTCCGCGCCTTCGGTCGGATCAGGCAAGCCCCGGTAAAGATCTCGGAGCTCGTCGGCGTGTCGTACTGCCCCGTCAAGTCGTCAAACGTCCCCCGGTCCGTCTCCCGGTCCAGGGTTCCCGCGTCTATGAATCGAGAGGCCCATCGAGTCCGGAACCCCGCAACCGTATCCGACGCGATACTCACGCGACCCAACTCCGCTTGTACCTCGAGATCCCCATTCGCTCCGCGGCCATGAGCTCGAGAGCTCCCTTGGATACATCGTTCGAGCCTTCGCTCCAAGAGATCGAATCGGATCCAGCGAGCGTGACGGCGGTTACCCCCGGGGTGTGTCCGTCCGCGGCAAACGCAACTCCCTTCTCGAACGCTCGAGCGACGATCTTTACGGAAGCGTCTCGAAGAGGGAAGGGGATCGTTGGGTAGCCCGCGTCGTAATCCACGCGGATCCCGCGGAGTTGGGAGTGCCATCGAGCTCCGTCGATCCGACGAATGAGCCCGGAGCGATCCTCGTCCTCGAGGTAGACAACGTATTGAGTGGAGGCGAGAACCGTCCCGTCTATCTGGATCTCGTTGACGGATCCGATCGGGGGACGACGAACCCACAGATCGAAGGTGTGGCTCGGGTCGTGGATCTCGATTAGATCCGCCTGTTCCTGTGGATCGAATCCGAGATAGTCGATTATGAGCCCGTCCGCGCCCTCGATCAGATAATCGGCCACCGCTTCGGGCATGGATCCGAAGTTGATTTGGAGGAACTTCTCTACGTCCTCCTGCGTGCATAGGGCCATTTATGGATCTCCCGGCTTTCTCTTCGTGAAGGCTACCGGATCCTTCGTAAACGGAACCGCGTCTTTCTCCCAAAAGAACGCGCCCACTCCCGTTAGGACCGGGGTTGTGTCGTCGGAGAGCTCGAGAGCGTCGTCTACGACCCGCGCGTAATCGAGCACTCTCGAGGTTGAGTCTTCGAGTCCGAGAGCGTCAAATATGACAGTGGCGTAATCGATCACTCGAGAGGTTGTGTCCTGGTAACCGAGCCCGTCCGAGATCTCGACTTGGATCGCTTTCGCGGGAGCTATGTCATCGGAGAGCCCTAGAGAATCGGTTATCTCGACCCGTATCGTCTTGGCGGGTACTACCGAGTCCGAGAGCCCGAGATCGTCGTCTATGACCCGCTCTGCGGCGTGTACGCGGGTTGTGTCATCGGTGAGCCCGAGAGGATCAGTAACGGCTCGCTCGGCGGTGTGGACTCGAGCCGTGTCGTCAGTGAGCCCCAACGCGTCGGTGATCTCCTCGAATACGTCTCCCCCTCCCGCGGTCAGATCGTCAACCGTCGAATCCTCGAGCCCGAGAGCGTCGGTGATCTCCCGGATGATCGTTAGAGCGCGCTCCGTTGAGTCTGTGAGCCCTAGAGCGTCCGTAACGGCCCGGAGAGCGGCGATAACTCGAGCGGTGGTATCAGTGAGCCCCAACGCGTCGGTGATCGTTCTCGAGAGCGTTCTGGCCGTCGTGGTGCTATCTGTGAGCCCGAGAGCGTCGGTTATCTCTACCTTGATCGTGAGCTCGGCAGATACCGAGTCGGTGAGCCCGAGAGGATCCGTGATCTCCCGCTTCGCGTCGAGAACGTGCGGAGTGCTATCGGCTAATCCGAGATCGTCGGAGACGATCCGCTCCGCGGTATGAACTCGAGTCGTGTCGTCAGTGAGTCCGAGATCGTCGTCAACCGTTACGAATACGTTCCCTCCTGCCGCGTCGGGAACCTCGAGCTCGATGAAGTCAGCATCGAAAGTCGGCTGAGATCCGCCTCCGGAGTAGGTGTAATACAGCCGAAGCTGGATCGCCGCGTAGTCGGTGATATTGTCGGCTTCGGTCCCGGTGAGAGCCACCGTGTCGATCGAGAGCGTGGTCCCGATATCGTTGATGTTGAGGGTCGCGATCAGCGTCCCGGATCCGGGGACTCCCTGCCATAGCTCGAGGAAGGCGTTGAGGATTCTTGAGCCGCCGGCCTTCTGCCATCGAGCTCGGAGAACGTGACCCGTCGAGAGAGAGGGATCGGTTACATCGGTGAGCCCTTTGTCGAGGAACGCGCTCGCGTTGCCTTTGGCCTGTTGAGCGAGATCGTTCCCTCCGGGAGCTCCCTCATCGAGTTGAGCGAACCCGGAAGTCGTCCAACCGACTCCGGTCGCTGTGTCGGCATCGGGGACAGCGAATTGAGCCATTCACTTACTCCCTTGGGCTTACGCTCCGAGAGCGTCGTTATTCCAAGTGACCTCGAGCGAGTCGCCCACTTGCTTGTCGATCGTGGAACCGAAGACGAACCTCGCGACCGTATCCCCGAGCACTCCCGCGGTATCGGTGATCGGAGTCTCGTCGGTGAGAACCGTCTCGTTGATATTCGAGTTCACTACGTCAGCCGCGACCCAAGTGGAGACATAGGTCGCCCTGTGACCGAGCCCCGCGCCTAGATCCGAGTTTCCCGCGGTCGCGTCGAGAGCCTCTTCCGATCCGGAGATATACGCGACTAGCGCTCCGCCGGCACCCGCCTTCGCTACTGCGGTAGTCGAGGTTCCGAGCCTCATCCCGGTCACAATGTCGATCGCATCATCGAAGAGTCGCCTCGCGGCGTGCTCGTCTCCGTGGTCAGTTATGAGGTTGTGACCCGTTTCGACTTGCTTGATTATCCCGTCCGGTCCACGGAGGATCGCGGTAACGGTGCCTCGAAGATTGATCTTCTCTCGGAGCACGAATCTCGCGCGAATGAGACGATCGGGACGAGTCTTCTTCGGGACGTAGGGCTCTTTGCTCTTCACGGCTTCGTCCCCGGACAAGAGCTTGTAGGTAACCTCGTCCGTCATTCCCATTCGGTCATTGTGCATAGCGGTTCCTTACAGTCGAAGAACGGCCACGGTTACCCCCGAAGCCTGATCCTGAGAGAATTTGATCTGCCCGTCGCGGACCCCGCCCTTGCCCTCGTAGGTCGAAGGGAACGGTCCGATCATTACGTCCCCGGTCGTCGCTGGAATCGTGACGGTCGGATCCTCGATATCGAGCCCGCCGATTTGCCGAGTCGTGTCGAACGTGACGATCGCTTCCGATCCGGTGTTCCTGAAATGGAGAAACACTTGCCCCGCCTGATTCTCAACGAAGTAAACGTCCGTCGCGTCGATCGAGTTATCAACGGGTTCGATCCCCGTTACGAGGATCTGCTCCCGGGTCAGTAAAACGTCAGCCATTCAGAACCTCCAAGAGTCGCTCTTTGTTCAACTTCGAGTACCCCGAGATCCCCGCGGCCTTCGCCTCTTTGCGGAGCTCCCCAAGCGTTCTCGAGTCCTCGACCGGAGCCTCGACCGAAGCCTTGTCCTCCGCCGGCCCCTTGTAGGACTTGTCCTCGAGCGGACCTTCGACGGATTTGCCCGCGGCCCGCATACGGTCAGCCTTGAAAGCCGTCATATGGCGGCGCTTCCCGTTGACCGTATAGAAACCCGATTCTCTCATTTCACCTTTCAAGAGCTCGAGGGGGAAGGGTCCAGTTTCTCCCCCCCGGAGCTCGTCTACCTAGCGGTTACGCGCCGATCGTTATGACAGTGATCGCGGCGGGACGGAAGATCGGGAAAGCGACCCTCTGCTCCGCTCGGAACGTCAAGACGTTCGAGGTGAACGTCGCTTCGTGACTGTCAGAAACGGCCAACGAGATCGAGTTACGACGGACCACCATCGCAGCCTCCCGAGCCCAAATCGCGATCGCTTCGTTCGTCGCGAGATAGGGCGGGAAGTTCTCGTTCTGAGTGACGGCCACTCCCCACAACCGCGGGGGAGCGGTACTGCCCGGACCTCCGAGCAAATACTGGCTATTGCCATCCTTGGCCTTCTGGAACTCGGCCCACGTCGCCGCGGCCATTCCGATCGCGGAAGCCGAGAGGAAGGCCTCTCGGATCAACGTCATTCCATCGAAGATCGCGTCCGTACCAACGGTCCCGTCCGCGGCGTGAGCCACGATCCCGAAGCCTCCGGTCCCGACCCCGGACACAACGAGGATCCCCGTAATGTTCGGAGCTACTCCGTCACCGTTGAGTAGCTGAGTGTCCTCACGGTTCCCCACGAAGAGACGCAATCGACCCTGGACGTAGGCTCGCATGAACCCCTCATCCTCGAGAAGAATGTTCGTCACTTGGAGCGTTACCGCGATGTTCTCGACGGGGCTCGAACTCTCAGCGAACGAGATATCCGCGGGGGGTTTGGCCCCGCCTTCGAGCACTTCGACCGCGCCCTGATCCGCCACGGTTTCCACCATGAACGGAACCGCGTTCTGATTGGTCGTCCCTTGGAGGAACGTCGGCGCGATGTTCTGAGTCTGGAAGAGAACCGGAACGGTGACTCCGGGGAGTCGGATCGCCTGCGGAGCGAACTCAGCGTCTACCCCCGCGAGAGCGTCATCCTGTCCAAGAACCTTCTGCCCGTAGAGAGCATCCCACGGCATTTCAACCGTGAAGTTTCTGTCTCCGCTGTCCTTGTACCGCTTGTACCCCGCGGACTCGAGAATGAGCTCGGTCGCGTCCTTCCAGACCTCCGTCTCCTTCTTGTCCGGAATCGGCATCGGGATCTCGCCGGCGGGAGCGTTGAGCCACTCGCCCAATCCCTTGAGCTTCGCCTCGCCATCCGCGATCGGAGCGAGATCGTCGTGCTTCGTTCCCAAGGTGTTGAGCTCCCGGAAGAGCTTCGCGGCCTCGATCCCGTCTTCGCCATCCGCCGCGGTGAGATCGCCGTCGTTCAGCTTCTTGATCTCATCGAGCCGGTCGTAACGGGTCTTCATTTCGTCGCGGACCTTGACCAGCGAATACTTCGCTACGTCCTCCGCGGTCAGACCCTCTTTGGTCGTCGCCTTTGCCATTAGAACCTTCCTGCTATTCGGGCTTCGGTCTGAGCCATGAGCGTCTCGAAACGCTCTTCGCTCGGGAGATCGTCGGCGGGATCCGGTGAGTGCTCGACAACGATCGCGTCGAGCTCGTCTCTGAGCTTCCGGATCTTCTCGAGGTTCTCATCGGAGAGCGTCCGATCTGACTTGGCGCGTAGATCAGCAAGCGACCTCGCGCGCTCCGCGAACTCGCCCACGGCAGCAAGCACCGTTTCGACGTGTTTCGCAAACTTCATTTCTTGAGACTTGACGCTCTGCGTCCCGGTTCCTTCGCCGGCACCGACGAGCACTAGAGAGGCTTCGTGGACAGTGGCTCCGGGTTTCCCGTCTTCGGTAGGTTGGAGAAAGCGAACGTCATTCCCCCGGAACTCTCCGGGCTTCCAACCGTCCCCCCGGAGGGTGTAGCCGTAGGAGAAATCCTGAGCGGGCTCTCCGTTCTCGAAATCGAACTTGAGCCATTCGTAGACAGACTTCGCCTGTGGATCCGCGAGGTTCAGCTTCCCCTCGAGGATCGCTTTGTTCTTCTCCTCGAAGATCTTCCCCTTGCCAACGGGGAGCTTCATCCAATCGTGGCCTACGAGAATCGGAATGTTGTCCTGGTCCCCGAAGAACCCGGGAAGGGTTACGTCTCCGTCTGAATCTTCGACGTTGAGCGTTGCGATAACGGCTCGGAAGGTTCCCTCTTCGTCGGTGAGCTTGAGCTCGGGAGAGAACCGTTTTGTCTCGAGTGTCTTCGTTGACAAGAGAGGGAGCTCCGGATTGCAGGCTCCCGTTCCGTCCGTTCGGGGAAGGACTCTAGCGCCCTCTCGAGAAATCGCTGAGATCAGGTAAACGTATGTTGACATAGCCGGTAAACGTATGTATAATGGGATCGTGAGCCAAGAGTCCAAGAGAGACGGGAGCCCCATGAAGAATCAGGAAATCTACGACGCGGCGTTTACTGCGGGAATGGAAGCGGGTAAGGCCGCGATCCCGGAGCCGATGTTCGTTGTCGAGCGGGAGAATCCATTCGATGATTCCTCCGCGATCGTCAAGGAATACGCTCCGGTTATGGACGGGCCTTGCGGCTTTGCCACCGTCACGGTTCGGCCTGGGAGCTCTTCGTTCGCGAAGTTCCTGCGGAAGAGCGGAGTCTCTCACAAGGCCTACTACGGCGGTGAGGAATTCTTCGTCCATGAGTTCGGCCAGAGCGTGACTCGGAAGTACGCGTTCGCGGTTGCCTTTGCTGCGGTCGTCAAGGAAGCGGGGATCACCGCGTACGCGGCCTCGCGGCTGGACTGAGGAAGGGAGCCCCAAGAAATGAACACCGACTACACGGATCTCAAGGCCAAGATCGACAATCTCTCGGACCATGAGAGAGCCCTCGTTCTCGCTTATCTCTCATCGAGCGTCTTCGTTTCTCCGGACGGAGAGGTTGCGAAGCGACTCGAGAAAGCCATCGAATACGTCGCCATTCTGACAGGGAGCGGGTAAACATACGTTTGACTTCTCGAGTAAACGTAGGTATACTTAGACCATGAGCCCAAGCGACATTGTGAGTTGTCCGTTCTGCGGGAGCACCGAGCCCGGGATCACTCTCGAGTCGATCATCGAGGCCCACGGAGACGAGTCCACGGAAGAGACGGAGGGAAGCGAATGAACGCTTACAAGGACAAGGGAATCTCATTCACCTATGCCGGGGATGGCGAGAGCTACTTCGGGAAGCTGGATCTGTATGAGGCCACCAACACCGGAAGGGGAGAGGGTCATTCGGTCTGCTCCCACTTCCACAAGACGAGCAACGCGGCTCTGAGTTGTGCTCGGAAGAAACGAGCGGATTTCCGAGCGGGTCGTATGGGAGTGCTACGGAAATGAAGGACGACGGAAGGTGCAAACCATGAGCAAGAACTATCCAGAGACGAGGAACGCGTCACGTCACGCGTGGAGGCGGCTATCGAAAGCGATCGGCCCCGGCGAAGACAAGGATCTGGCCGCGGACATAGCGGCGATCATCGAGGCCGAAGAGGGTGACATTCCGGTTGCCGATTCGATCCGATTCGCTCTGACCGGATTCAACTGGGACGTGAGGGAGCAAGCGTGAGCACCAACGGCGGTCCCCGGACAATGACCGAGTTCCATACCCCGGCCTGCATCGTCTGTCACCTGACCTCGATCGTAGAGCTCGACACTGAGAAGTTCGATCGGTGGAAGGGCGGGGAGCACGTCCAGAACGTATGGCCTGAGAAGAGCGCCGATGAGCGCGAGCGCCTAATGACCGGGATCCATGCGGAGTGTTGGAACGAGATATTTGGAGGTTCAGAATGAGCGATAAGTACGTCGAGGGATCCTGGTACGACGATCCCGATGAGGTTGCCAAGTTTGCGCGGTGGTTTTTTGAGGGAGCCACCGCGCGGGCGGGTGAAGTGATCGACGTGTTCGAGAAGCCCTGGAAATGGGATGAGGAATATCAGGGCATGGAGGCCGATCTGAAAGCCGAGCTCGAAGAGAGTGCTCGGAGACGCGCTGAATGGCGCAAGGAACATCCAGCCGGCAACTAAAGGAACGAGGAAGAATGAGCACAAGAGCAAGAGAGCCCGGGACCAACCCGATCCCGGACGGACAGTACCGAGTCGTCACCGACGAGGGTGACTATTTCGTGACCGTGAAGGGCTCGAGCGTGGCGATAGATTCCGCCATCGGGCTCGACGGGGAATCGACCGATTGGAACCAGGAGGACTACGCGCGGATCTACGGAATGATCCGGTTCCGGGTCGCCTGGATCCCCCTCGAGGTTGGCGGGGTCTTCGCGGGAGCGGTTCAGGTCGATCATTTGACCAATGAGCAAGTCGATCAGGTTCTCGGGATCTTCGAGAAGGGGGAGCGGTAATGGGCGCGCACCACGTCGATCCTCCGGAACCAAAGACCTACGGGCTCGATACGGGGTGCCGGTGCTCTGAGTGCGCCGAGATCCACGCGGAGTTCATTCAGGAATTCGACTTCTGGCCCTCGATGACCCACGCCGAAGGGCAGGAGCTCAAAGAGCGGAGAGCCGATAACGAGCGATCGTGGGAGCGCGTCTCGAGAATGGAGCTCGAGGACAAGCCCAACCCGCGGCCCAATCGGATATGAGCCCCGCGCACCTTCGGAAGATCTTCCCCCGGAAGTGTGAACGCTGCGACAAACTCGCCACCGCGATCCTCCACAACGCTCGGAACGCGGAGATCGGGGCTTACTGTGCGATCCACGGACAACCGGCTCTCAAGTCGTTCCAGAGATCGGAGGGAGAGCTCAAGTGACCAAGGACGAGCTACTCAAACTTCTCACCGAGATCCTCGAGGCTGCTCCGCCGGCCATGCTTCGGCACAAGAAGGGGATGCTCTCGAGCACGTCGTTTCGGAGGATCCGACTCGTCGGGGACGATCTGAGAATGGCTGTGGATCTGGCTATCGAGATCGTCCAAGCGACCCCCGCCAATCGCATCGAGCAAGCGTCTGAATCGATCGAAGGGCGCTACCCGGGACGGCCCGACTAGGTAAACATACGTTTGCTTTCCCTGGTAAACGTAGTAGTATATAAGGGTGAGCGAAGAGTCCACCAAGAAGGGAGCCCCCGGGTGCCATACATAGAAGCGGACGTTCTAGCGGAGATCGAAGCGGCGGAGGCCGCGGTCGGTACGGAGGCAGCGGAGGAACTGTGGGACGCGATAGCGGCCACGGACACGGAAACGGCGGTGGTCGCGTGAGTGCCGTCGCTGTCGCCTTCGCCATTTTCTTCGGCGGGTTCTTTGCCGCCGCGGATGAGATCCCGGTCGGTGTCCCCACTGTGGTCGCCATCGAAGAGATCGTCACCGGGGAGATTTACGGATGAATCAGTCAGCCATCGAAGCCATGAAGGGGGGTGAACAAATGATAAACGTGATAGTCACGAAAGACGGAGAGCGGATCTCGGAGCCCATGAGCCCGAATGATGCGTTCGCCTTCGTACTCAACCACCAAGGACAGTCCTATGAGTACGCCATGAAAGTCGGCGGCTACGGGCTCGAGTACGAGATCACCACGGACAAGGAAGAGGATGAATAACCCATGCTGAACGTCTCATTTATCGACAAGAAATCCAAGGACAACCCGCCCTACGCGGTGTTCACCGGGACGATGTTTGGAGGACCGGCCACCTACAAGGTGCTCAAGAAATACAAGAACGACGATAGCGCGGAGTATTCCGCGTGGTTCGTGGTCGCGGTGACCCCGGCCACCGGAGAGCTCGGAGATATGGGAGATACCTACGTCAAGGACGTGGTTTCCAGCTTCGATCTTTCGGAGGTTGACGGTCGAGTTCCCACGGTCGAAGAGTTCGCGGAGATCGCGAGCCTGCGGAGTGCGTTCACGTCGGACGGAACCTCTGAGGTTTTCACCATGAACGAGATCATGGCGGGAGCGAAGCCCACCAAATGAGCCTGCGCGAGATCATCGAAGAGTCAGGGGGACGGATCGAGCTCATCGAAGTCGAGCCGTTCCCCGGGAAGGGAAGAGAAATGGATGACACGGAGATCCGACAGATCAAGGGAGCGAAGAGCCTTCGCTACGAGATCGTCCACAACGGGACGGTTTACGCGCGGGTGATCTCCCTTCCGCTGGCCGAGCGGATCCTCGAGATCGTCGTGGAGACTTCGGCCAACGCGGAGAAAGCGATCAAGTCGCTACTCACTGAGTAACGGCCCCGAGCCCGAATCCGGAGCTCCCTCTCGCGGGGGGTTTCGGTTCAGGATCGACTAGAATTAGGAGTGGAAGGGAGCCCGAAATGGCGGATGAATACTTCGAGGGAGACGAGGGTTGGGCGGTGTATCGAGTCACCCGCGACCCCCTCAAGATCTACTACCTCGAGTGGTCTAAGAAACGCTGGCGACAGGACAACTCGATGGCCGAGGTAATCACTCGAGTCGGCGGGGAGCAAGAGATCGAGGACATAACCCCGGAGCGAGCTCGAGAGATAATCACCGCTCGGTTTAACGTCTCGATGGCGGAGGCCTTGGTCCCCCTCTAGTTCATCTTGAACGTCCCCGGGATCTCGTCCAGTCTCGGCGGGAACGGAACCTCCGCGGAGATCGCCCTCATTTCTGCGTCGAACTTCTGAGCCAGAACTGTCTCCGGTTTGAGAACTCGCCACTTGTCGTAGATCCCATGAAGTAGGGGTTCCTTCACAGCGAAACTCGCCGGCGTGTGGAATTGGAGCTCGAACGTGAACCCCTCCGGAGTGTTGAAGGTGTAGTTCGAGCCCATGTAGGAGTTCCCCTTGAGCCAGTATTTCTTCGCCTTGTTTACCGTGAACCCCTGAGCCTTGAGCTCGTTGATCGAGCGGATCATCCCGTCCGCGAAGTTCTTCTCCTCGAGAACCATCGTGTAGCGGAGGGAGTCTTGGATCTGCCCCGCGGCTTGGGATGCGGACATTCCAGGCCCGCCCTTTTTCACCTTCCCCGCGATCTTCCGCTTGAGCGATTTGATCTTCTTGATCTTGAACTCGAGCCCTTCCATTCGGCCACCGACCCTCCCGGACATTCCCCTCATCCGAGCGGTTACCGCCGCCTCCGCCGCCTTCGCTTCCTCAAAGATCCGGTTCGCTTCGTCCTCGACCTCTTGGGGAGTAACCATCGTGTCGATCGGTGAGAAGAGCTCTTGACAGCGGCAGTTGGCGATGTTCTCGATCGAGCCGCCTGGATCTCGAGGGTATTGGAGCTCTTCCCCGCCCACGATGTAGGGGGACTCGGATCCGGTGATCTGGCCGTCCGCGAGCGCGTGGGCTTCTCGAACGCGGTTGTCCTGCATCGAGAGCCATTCCTTCTCAAGCAAGACCCCCGATTGGAGAGCGGCTTCGTGAGTACCAACCGCGGTCGAGCTCATTACGTTATGCCGAGCCACCGACGAGGAACGCGCGCCCGGTTGCTCATCATCCTCGCCGGCCCAATCCGAGAAGAGAGCGGCGACCCCGACCGAAATGAGGAACCCAAGGAAGATATCCCCTCTTTCTTCCTCTTCCTCCGCTGGCCCAAACCCCGATTCAATCGTCATTCAGAACCCGCTCCACGGTCGCCTCGATCCTCCGTCGAGTGTTGGCGACGATCGCCTCCGCGTTCTCTTCGGCGTGCCGGCGGATCAACTCGAGGGTCCGGACAGATTGCCCCAAGGCGATCCGCGCTGGATCGAAAGGCGCGAGTTCCTCGAGGGTCCGATCGAAGTAGATCTCCGCGTTAGCTGTCCAGATCCGGGTCAGAACGACCGTCCACTCTTCGACCGAGATCGCCTCGAGTGCCTCTGTGAGTCCCCCGGTTCGGAGCGCCTGAGCTACGCGGCGGGCTTCCCTCCGGAATTGCCGGCGGATCTGTGGAGTCGTGGTTTCCGAGAGTCGAGTGAGCTCGTTGTCTACGGCGCGCCAACGGTCGGAGCGTTGCTGTAAGACCCTATTCGCGGGACGAGTGTCAACCACTCACAAGATCCGCGAGCTCTTCGTCGGTGAGCTCCGTCTCCCCATTGGAGCTCGGCGCGGGTAGGAGGGATTCAGCGTCTCGAGGGATCGTCATGGAAGTGGCGGGAACGATAAACACGTCGTCGTCCTTGGTGACCTCGAGGCCGAGCTCTTGACGGGCTTCCCCTCGAGTGGAGACTCCCCCCTGGTATCCAGCTACCGCGGCGGTGGTCTGCTCCACGCGGTTGTCCTGGAGAGCCTTTACAGCCCGAGTGTCCTTCCGGAAGACGCGCGCTCGGCTCCCCTCGAAATCGGGGATCAGGAGCGATTCCGTGATCTGAGCTCCGAACCGTCTCCACAGGGGGACCAGCTTCCCGGTTGTGAAGTCGCGGATCAGGGCTTCCCCTTCGGATTTGCCCGACGAGGTTTCCACACCTGCCCCGAATCCAGCAAGGATGGCGGGAACCTCGAGGACCGACGCTACGCGGTGTTCAGCGTGGAAATGGAGGGTCCGTAGGTCAAGCTGTTGTGGATTGAATGACGCAATCGTTACGTCGAAGGGTCCAGTCGTGACCAGCGTCGAGCCCCGATTATGGCCTCCGAACTCTTCGGAAGCGGTGGCCTTGATCTCTTTCGCGGCTTCCTTCCCCGGATATTCGACTCCCTCCGGGAGCACCTTCGGAGTGAAGATCAGACCGGGAATCCCCATTCGTTTGAGAAGGGCGGTCTGGAATTGGCCCGCGGCCTCATCCCCGACGAGCTCCCGAAGAACGGTCCGGATCGGAGCGAAGCCGTGGCGTTGGTCTTCGTCGTCCAAACCGAGCAAGCGGAAATGGATCACGTCTTGAGGTAGGAAGTTGGTTTCGACCCCGTTGATCGTGTAGCGGAAGAGCCCGATATAGGGATCATCGGGGACGGTCATTACCTCCGTCTGCCCACCGACCAAGACCGGCCCGGACCATCCGCGAGTGGCGAGCGGTTCCATGAGAGACGGGATAACCGGCCAGAGCTCCCGGACGAGCCCCGCGGGGGAGCGGTTCTTGATCCAGTACGCGTCCCCGGAGATATGAGTCGCGGCCACGACGTACTGCTCGAGCTCTTCCCCGAGCATGTGGGGGTTTGGCTTTTGGAGTAGAGAGACGAGGTTGTGGGGGAAGGCTTCCTCTCCGAACTCTTCCGGTCCCTCTGAGATCTCAAACACCTTCCCGGGGGGTTCAGGGAAACGGTTCTTGAGGACGTTGAGAGCACCAACGACAGCCGAGTTGCGAGATCCGTCTCCGATCTCTCGAACGTCAGTGAAGCCCGACTCCGTATCCCAACCGTAGGGCATGATCGGAAAGTTCATCGACGTAGTGCTTAGGTTTGGATTGTCGAAGTTCTTGCGGAGATCTCGGAGGAACGTCCCGGGGCTTCGAGCCATCCGCCGAGTCTAAGCGGTCAGGTGAAGATCTCGCGGAGCCACGCTGCGAAGGCGAGAGCTCCAAGAGCAACGATCACGTCCCGAGTCCACTTCCGCAAATGTCTCAGGCCGATTGGAGATTCCGAGCCACTGAGAGCATGAACGAATAAGGGGGATTGGGAGTGTCCCGCCACGGAGCCCGTTTGATCGTCGTCGTCTTGCCTTTGTGGAAGCTCATAACCCCCCACGTCTCCGGGAAGTCGTCTGTGATCCCCCCGATGAGCACGTCAGTCGGAGCTACGAGAAAGAACTCGTTTGAGAGCGCGAGCGCGACTTCGCATTTCTCGGGTTGGTCGAGCTCACGGCGGAGATCCGACCTCGAGGCCTTGACCTCGTAAGCCACGCGCCGGTACTTCTTGCTCGGCCAAGTGTGGAGAGCGAACGCGTCGATCCGTTGATCCGACGCGGCCCTGATAATCGGGTCGATCGAGGTTCCTCGCAACGGGAAGAACCCTGTGGAGATCCGGACCTCTTCGACGTAGATCCACGCTTTAGAGAGCCCGTTGGCTTCGTAGGCGTGTCGCTTCTTGAGAGCGTCGAGAATCGATCGAGTGATCTCCCATCCGGAATCCAGATCCGGGTTCACGACGGAAAGGGGTCCGGTCTTCCCATCCCTTCCCCCGCCTCGAGGCGCTCCAAGTCTCGAGCGTGAGCGGTGACGGTATGGCCCAAGGCTCTCCGGAGTCGGTTGATCTCGGCCACCTTGAACGTGGATCTCATCCCGCCTCTCTTGGTGTCATCGCAAAAGGCGATATTCCCGCGGAGGTAGTGGACTTCGATCGAGCGGTTGCATTTGCGGCATATCGGCCAGAGCGGTTCGGCCATTTCGGGGCTCCCTTCGTCGGTCCCCACTTTAGACCGCGCCCCATTCGATCTGAGTTATGACCTCGACGGGATCCGTCCAGAAAAGCATGACCACGGTATCCCCGCTGTCCGGGCTCCGCCCTAGTCGCCTCTTGATATCGACCTTCGGCTCCAAGCGTTGCCGGCCACCGGAAGTAATAGAAAGCCATTTCGGGGAAGCGAGATCCCCGAGAAGCAAGTCGTCCGGGGGGAGCGAGATCGGGGTTGGGTTATCAGGATGAAGGAGCTCCCGGAGGTTCCACCAGGCCGCGGATCGTTTGTTGACGAATCGGAGCTCCCCGGATTCGTCTGTCCAGTCGGTCGCCTCCGAAGCGTTAAAACCGACAACCTCCGCTCCCTTCGTTCGTAGCTGGCCGACCACTCCCGCGCCGACTCCGATCGAGTCTATGACCACCGGGATCTTCGCCGCTCCATATCCGGTCGCCTTCCAGACGTGGCCCACGGTGGCCTCGAGCCCCTCACCAACCGCGCCCTTCTCGTCGTGATACGCGAGCCTTCCGACCCGGGTTCCGTACAGCTTCGCGATCACGGTTTGATCCTCTCCGGTGTCTGCCACGTCCACTCCGATCTGAGTGAGAACGTGAGTCTTCTCTTCCTCCCAACGGGCCATCGCCGCCTCGATCCAACCGAGCGGGATCGCCGCGTCCTCCGAACCCGCAAACTCGGCCTTGACGTAGGTCCGATACAGCGGGGAGTCCTCCCCCCATTGTTTCCCTCGAGCATCGACCCATTCCTGAGTGATCCGTCCCGCCTTGAGAGCTCGCTCCGTGGTGACGTGGGTCGTATGCCATTCCTCGTAACCGGGAGCTCGAGCGTGGATCTCATGGAAGCGGCCCGCCGGCTCCCCCGGCACCGAGAGCGCCAGAATCAGCTTGTGGCCCGGGTCCGAGAAGTACCCCTCGATCGCATCCCATGATTTCGCTGGAACCGCCTTCGCCTCGTCCACGATCGTTAGGAGGTTCTCCGCGTGCGCGCCTTCGATCAGGTCCGGGTTGTCTGAGGCCACTCCGAAGGCTTCCCCGGTGTTGAGTTTCAGGCTCATTACTTGGAGCTCGAGGTTGGTATACCGCGGCCTTCCGAGCTTCTGAAAGTCGATCGCTCGAGCCCATTTGTGGATCTCAGGCCAGAGGAACTTTATGAGTTGCCGCCATCCCCCCGCCGTCGTGACCACCTTCCAGTCGAGCCCGTCGAAGGTGTTAGCGAACCAATGGACGGCTATCGCTGCGGGAGCGGTCTTCCCCGCGCCCCGGGGAGCTCGAGTTGCCTCTCGATGGTGGACGGCCAGATTGGTGAGCGTCTCTTCCTGGTATTCGGCCAAACCGCCGGCCTCTCCGAAGTCGAGGAAATCGTTAGCCCACGCGACCGGATCCTCTCCGTAGATCCTGCGAAGTCGCTCGGTCCTGTACCAGTCTTTGCGGATTTGCTGAGTGTTGATCTTGGTTATCAGATCGACGCGCGATAGAGCTTCGGCGGTGCTCACGTCCAGGACGGGATCGGAACCTTGGGAGTGATTGTCACCGGCTCGAAAGTGGCGATCTCTCGAGTGTCGAGGTTGGCGAGAAACGGGTGTCCGTCCGAGCCCTTCCGATAGCGGTGAACTGTCATCCGACCGTCCTCGAGGAAATCGATCCGGTAAACGTCGAGCCCGCTCAGATCGTGAAGGTTGAGAAACGTCTCCCATTCATCGAAGTCGTAGAGGTTCCCCGGTCGGAGAATCTTCCCGTTTCCGTTCCCGGGGTACTGGATCCGGACGTGGATCTCTTCGTTGAATTCGGCCTCATCGGGGGTCATGCGCTGGCCGTCTCCATGATTCTCTTCACGAATTCGGCCCTCTTCTCTTTCTCCCCTTCGTCAAGGAAGCACCACGACTCGATCGAGCCGTCCTCCATGAGTATCCCGGCGAAGTTGGATCCAGTGAGCCCACAGGGGGGAACGTCCGAAGTGTGGACGGCATAGGGGCTCCACTCCTGGATCTCGTTTGAGTGCTCGGTACAGGTAAAGCCGTTCTCCAAATCGGGATCCCAAAAGACGTGCATAACCGCGTCCTTGAGACAGAGCGAGGTTGGCTTTTCGATCGGCCCGCCCACGACCCGCGTGCACTTCCCGGGGGAGTAGGTGACTGGACCCATCGGAACTGGACTCATGCCACGCGCACCGGATCGGATTGGAGCGTCTTCCGGATCTCATCCCATCGAATCTCAGCGGTCGGACGGTAGATCGTGTCCTTGCTGTCCGGGACCACTCCGAGCTCTTTCGCCATCCGGTTGCCCACCGCGACCACCGCGGCCATGTATTCGTCGGGTCCGGGCTCGCTGTAAAACTGGAAGTAGTAGACGTACCCGGGGATCACCATCGCGAGGGTGTGGGGGATCTCGGTGAGCGGGAGATCAAGTGCGGGATTGGTCGCCTGGTCGCTCATCATCCTCTTCTTCGTCGTCGTCGGGTCGTCTGAGTTGCTCGACTATACGCTCGAGCATCCGGTCGAATTGGGTTGTGTCCGCGACCAGCTTCACGGTGAGAGGCGCGCGGCTCAATCCGCTTCGTCTTCCATTTGAGCCACTTCCCGATTCAGCTTGTCGAGCTCTTCCTCGAGAGCTCCGGTAGTGATCTCGAGCCGGCGGAGCGGCCCGTAGCCGGCGCGGTCCAGGATGGCTCGAGCGGCGCGGATCCGATCGGCGGAGTTCTCGCCTCGTTCCATTTCATCTACGAGAACCTCGATAGCCAGATCCGCCGCTAGAGCGAAGAGTCGATCGACCTTATTCTTGGCCTGCGGAGTTTCGGCTCCATGCCAATAACACACCTTGAGCCCCGCGGTTCGATACCGCGCGCATTGTCGCCCCGCCGTCTTGCTCTTGGCGTTGCAACGATCGAGGGGCTCCGGGGGGATCCAGCTACCCAAGGCGCGTCCTCATTCGATAAGGCCCGGATTCCCCGGCATCCACCGTCGCGAGTGGCGGGTCTTGGTCGGGCCAAATGCTCTCGAGCTCGTTCTCGGTGATCCCGACTCGAAGGTGGCCGACCCTGCCCTCAGAGAAAAGCCACCATTCGCCGTCGTCTCTGCCTACCCCCTCGAGCAAGCGAATCGCGATCATTTCCGATTGGCTCGGCGCGGGTAGAAGGATCCCGGTTCTCTGATCCTGAACGCTTACTGAGGCGTGCCAAACTGGAAGCCCGTCGTTGAGTCTCATTCAGTTGTCCACAGCCAGAATCGACACTCTCAAGGTTCCACCGGATCCCGCCGAGATCGAGCGGAGACGATCGAGTTGATCCTCACCGTTCAGCATGGGAAATCGAGTCGCTTTCAGTTGCCGGCTGTCCAAGACCTCGCTCCGTATCCGATCGTATCCATGAGGTATACCGTATCCATGCGGTCAGGTGCGGTCAGGATCTTTGTGCTCGGCGTGAACGGCCTCGAGTCTCTCGTCCACTAGGGCTCGCGCGGCCCGGGCTCCACTCTTGGCGAGCTCCATCCCGGCTTCGGCTTGGAGAATGGGTGTGAAGAACTCTTCGCATTTCGGACAGTCAGTTGGCCTCACGATTGGAAGTACCTCCGAAGGGCTGCGTCTCTCGTCTCGTCCAGGATGGCCTCGAGCCTGTCGAGCTTCCGATTGAACAGCCATCGAAGCGGTCGCCATAGCAAGTCTGCCTCCCCGCGCATCCTGTCGAGCTCGTCTCTGAGGGTCAGGTGCTCCACGGTGAGTGGGCTCTGGCGGGGCTCAAGCCCTCCCTGGTCGTACCAATCTCCGTCTGCGAAGGGTCGGATCTCGGGCATTAGAACGGCGGCTCCGTTACGTCTGTCTCTGAGGGTTGGAACTCGCCCCGCGGAACCCATCCGAAGTTCTCGGCGTAGCACGCGATCGCTTCCTCTCGAGTCGCGAAGGTCTTGGAGAACGGTTCCCGGAGCTTGATCCCCTGGAAGAATTGGCCTCGAGCGAAGACCTTCCATTTCGTCTCCCCGGTGAGCTCGTTGTGGAACTCGGTGATAACAGGGTCGAGATCCGGTGGCTTACGTTTCCGTCTCACTATTGCTTCCACCACTCTTCGACAGCGAGATCTCCCCAATCCGGTGAGAGCCCCCATTCCCCCATGAGTGGAAGCCCGCCCACCAAGAGCGTGATCTCCCAATCGTCGCTAACGCTCCCCCGCTGGAAGGTCACTTCGATGTTTCCGAGAAGCGCCGTGTCGTCAATTCGGAATCGTTGGTTACCGAACCGGATCATGGAGCCCCGGCCCAAGTCGGAAACCTCCGGAGCGTCTTGGATCGCGATTCGCGCGGAGTGTTTGCCTCGTTTCAATCCGTTGTCTCCGGTCGTTCAGGGATCCAGACTCCACCGACCATCGTCCCGCGGTGTTCGATAGTGGCCTCTACCCCGGAGATCAGATCGGAAAGCGGTCGGATCCTCCCGTCTGCGTAGTGGATCTCGTCTACTGCGGGAGCTTCCGCTCCGAGCATCCCCCGTATCCATGCTTCGACTACCCCCGCGTCCATGAGCTCGGTTAGAAACGCTGCGAGATCCGTAGTCTCGGCGATCGAATCCGCTATCGCCTCTTGGAGCTCCATACGCATTTTCCATATCGGAGGGTCGCGAGGCTTCTCGCGATGAGACGCGGTGAACCGATCGAGGCTCTCCACGATGAGCTTCTCGAGGCTCCGGTTGATCGCCTTGAGCCAGTATTGGATCGAGTATTCCTCTGGCTTAGTCACGCGATCCCTTCCGAGTGGTCGCTGTAATCCCACCCCTTCGGATCGTATTGGCATCGTGGTCGTCGGAAGACCCCCCAACCGCGCCAGTCGTGGGTCTTGGATTGGTTGTGATAGGCCTTCCCACAGGAGAGGCATTGTTCCGCTCTGATCGCGCGAATGTCGTTGAGGATCTCGCGGGACTTGTCGAGATCGTTGATCGGGTCGTCTTCGGTTTGCTGGCTCATTTCTGGCTCTCTTTCAGCGCCTTTTCCCGCTCTGCCATTTTCTGCTTTATCAACAATTCGCCGTGGTCGTGAGTGCATACCGGCATGAGTTTGAGCGCCCCGAGCTCGAGCACTTGGAACGCGGCTGGCGCGGAGCAAATCTCACACCAGCGATCCTGGACGATGTAGAAACCTCGCGGCATTAGCCCGCCTTTCTTCGGAATCGTTTTCGGAGCCTGTCTCGAAACGTCTCCGTCTCTGAGAGGATCCCTGCCTTGTCAGTGGGAGCGACCCGGGTCTGAGCCATCGCGGTCAGAATGAGCATCGAGTCCTTGCGGAGCCGGCCCGATTGGGTTCCTCGAGTGGGTCGATCATTTCCCCGTCTCCGAGATCTGCTCGAGTTGGCCCCGCGCCCCTTCGGGCTCATCCGGTTAGCCGATCCGCTGCGTCTTGAGCCCATCGCGCCAACCAACCGTTAGTAAACATGAACGGTCCGGGAACCTTCTCGGGAGGGAGGTTGGTAATGCGATCGAGTTTGTCCTCGATATCCCCTATCTGGATCTCGTCGCGAGCGAGCTCATAGAGGAAAGCTACGAGCGGTCGATTGTCATTCACGCGACCGGAAGCCTCGCGCATCCGGAGATTGGCTTCGTTGGTTATCTCTTCGGTGTACGGGTCGTGGCTCAAGCTGGCCTCTTGTCGGTATGGTGAATCACGTCCTGCTCGTCATAGAAATGTCGAACGAGCGTGTCACCGTCGAAATACGATTCGACGCGGTGCGGCCACTGATCTCGGAACACGTCGATAGCGGCGCGCATACCTTTGACTTGGGCTTGCTCGAAATCTTCCCGTCGAGCTCCCGCTCCGAGAATCGCCATAGCAAAGACTCCGAGCGTGCCACCGATGAAGAGCCCGATAAAGAATCCGATCACGGTTTGGCCTCCCATACGATTGCCCGTCTCCCGGACGGTAGTTTGACCTTCCTTCCAGTGTCCCGGACGAGGCCTCGAGTCACCAATTCGGATCGGCGCGCCCGGAGCCCCGAGTCGGATTGTCTCGGCAATAGGGGGAAGGCTTCGGGGTTGTTGTAGTGATCGTTCAAGGTGGTATCCGTCATTGGACCCAAGACCTTGAGCACTTGGAGCACCGCGCTTTGCTTCCCGGTCAGATCAGTAACCGACCGCGCCGCTTCGAGAGAAGTCTCCGGATCCCCGGTCCGGGTCCGGTACTCGGGATCGAAGGGCAACGGTCGGTCAGTCATTGGAGGACGGCGAAGAGGATCGTCCAGAGCGCGAGGATGAACCCAAGCGTCCGGACGAGCTCCCGGTTCTCCGTTCCCGGCACGAAGAGAGCTCCGAGAAGAATGAGGCTAATGAGCCCCGCCAGAGCAATTCCGGTCGAGAGATCCACTACTTCTTGATCGTGGCGAGCAAGGCCTCGTTTACGGATTCCTTGAGAGCGTCCACCGAATCCCCGTCGCTCGGATGATCCTTGAGGAACTGATCCAGGAGCTTCGAGAAGTGGAGGATCGGGAAATTATGCGCTCGGGGCTTGGCCGGCTTCGTGACTTCAGCTTCCGCTGTCTGCTTATCCATTGGGGCTCCCTTTCAGAGTTGGACCGTTACCCTTTCGAGTAT